AAACCATAGGATACTTTCATTTTTTTAGGAGTCTTTTTAACAACTTTTTTGTTCATAATGTATTATATTGAATATTTGTAATAATTAAACAAAAAAGGGTCGCCTCCATTGGAGACGACCCTTGATTTGATAGGTTTTGATTAAGCAAGACCAGTGGCAATAACACCAACAAGAGCGCGGTTATCGAGAACCATACGGCCTTCCTCAAGGCTACCGAAGTAACCGATCTTGTTCTGACGGATGCTGTATTGATCATCAGCGGTAAGAGAGAACTCTGAACCATTTTCTGAATCAACAGCAACTGCGCGTACAAGCGACTCACGGCTACGATCAAGGCCAATGATGATTTCTTTCGAAGCATCAAAGGTTTGAGCTGTTGTTGAACCTGCACCTGCAACAGCACCAAAGATTGTGTTGAACTTCTGGCCAACTCCAAGCTCATTAGCCTCCATAATGGAAACGCCATAAAACTCAGGTATACCAGCGCTATTATAAATAGCTGTTCTCATATCTTCTGGAGCGGCAATACCATCTGTAGGTGTTCCACCAGCAGGTGAACCCTTGGTATTGATTGGATTGTAAGCCATTGCACGAAGCTCTTGAACAACTTCTGGCGATACAATAAGATCTGTTAAACCACGGCTTGAGCGGCTAACTGGAGTACCTTTGCTGAATGAAGTATTAATTCTTTTAGCGAGGGTAAAAAGTCTATTAAGGTCATTAAGAAGGAATCTTCCGCTTGTTCCTGCATTAATGATGTGATCTTTGCCATTTGTTGTTGCGTTTGCGAGGGCCGTTAAAATAAGATTAGCAGATGTTTTCTCTTGCTTAAGAAGAATTTCTTGAGCCATGCGAGTAAATGTTTTGCTAACTACATCCATGCGGCTTTTTGCTGCATAACGTCTATCAAAGCTAAGAGCTGAATCAAGAGTATATGTAGCAATCTTCATTTCAGAAGCAGTTGGGAGAACTTGATTCTGTGGGAGACCGCCAGCAACTGCTTGGCTATAAACTTGGATATAATCTTCATCAGTAATGTCGTAATAAAGATCAAGTGGGATACTTGGATTGTCATCAGCATTAAATTGAAGTGTTGTGAATAAATTGCTAAGTGTTGGAGCGTTATTAATAACTTCAGCCAATACTGGACCGATAAATTCAGCTAATGCAACTTGAGCTTCATAAGCAACCGAACGGTTCTTTGAAGCCATAGCCTTAATTAACTCAACTTGTTCTGGAGTTCTTTTTAAAGTAATTTTCATATTAAATATTTTTTCTTTCTTTTTTTAAATTATAAGCCAAGTGCGATAACTGCATAGTTTCCTGCAAGTGCATCGGTAATGGTTCCGCTTGATCTTGAGCCAGTTCCGATAACAAGTCCAACGCGAGCTGGATCATTTACAGGACAAGCGCCAACTTTTCCACTTGCTGCTACACCAGTAGTAAGCTTGATACCGCCACCAACTGTAAGAGCGCCTGTGTAAGCTCCTGCTGTGATAGTAAATACCCCACGTGTTGCAACTGGAACAGCTTGTCCTGGAAGAACGCACTGAAGCTCCTCCTTCTTCTGTGGATAATAGAGAAGCTTTTCTCCATTTTCGTCGAACTTAGCTGTTTGACGGAGCGTAAGACCAAGGAGAGCGGTTCCGCTAACTGCTGGCTTAACTTTCAATGAAACACTTGGGTATTGATTAGCTCCAACAAATGGATAATCTGTTTTGCCAAGATAAGAATCCGTTCCATAGGTGACTGGATCTGCATTAAAGTCTGCTGCATCAACAGCGACAAAAACGCCAGCGTCACCAAATGAACTTCCCGTTGTTGATTCATTAACATATGCATCGCCAAGAGCGAACATGTTAATTACATCATTTTCGTCATATTGTCTGAATGGTAAAATACGAAGTGCCATAATTTTAGTTTAGTTTGTTGTTATTAAGATATTGTTATATTTTCACGATTAAAAGCTGCAGCAAATTTATCACGAAGAGAGATCGAGTCTCTCGATGTTGTTTCGTTTGAATTAGCGATTCCCGCTTCAGATGTCTCTACATTATCAAGAATTTCTTCTGTAGATACCTCTTTATCGGATTCTTCTGGATCACTCAATGATGCAGTTGAAACTTTTGAAAGGCGTTTTTCGACCTCGGCATCAATACGAGCTTGAATTTGAGCCTCAAAAGCTGCCTTAGCTTCTTTATTTTTATCTTTCCAAAGAATAGAAAGTTTTTCTTTAAAAGAAGCAAAAGCTTCTTCATTTACATCAAGAGTTTTAAGCTCTTGAGCAAGAAATTCACGATCTTCATCTTCAAGAGAGTACTCTTGATCAATGAGATCCATTCTTTCATTAAATCTAGCAATAGCTTGTTCAGCTTTTTGCGTAGCTTCAAAAGAATTTATTTTTTCTTGCGCTTCTGTAAGTTTGTTATGAAGCGTTTCTACAGACTCTTTAAGTTCAGAGTGTTCTTTTGCGATTGTCTCTTTTTCTAACTTAACGGCTTCAATATCTTGACGATATTGCTCGTCCTTTTGTCTGATTGCGTCAGCAAAAGTAGTAGTCATAGAAGCGACAGCCTCTTCAGAAAACTTTTTCTCTATAAGAAGATCTTTTAATTCTGAGATCATTGTTTCGATATCCATAATGAATTTGTTTTTATTTTTTACATTAATATTTTCACTTTGTGAAATTTTATTAGTATTTTTATCTCTTTTATCATTAATTTTTATTAATGGTTGACTTTCTTGAGGTTTAAATACTCCTTTTACATCTGCAGCTGGATTAGTTGTGAAACCAATTCCTAAAGGATAAATTTTACCAGTTATTAAACGGTAGATGTTTTTACCATCTTGTGTTTTTCCGCTTCCTCCGTAAATTTTTAAACAACCTTTTAATTCTTCGATTGCTTTTTCATTTGTTATTATTTCAGCATCCTTTAAATCAGAACTTCCTATGGCTAAAACATAATCTGTAAATCCAACTTCCCAACTTGTTGATATTTTTTGATAATATGGATCATTTGGATCTGTTGATCTCTCTAATAAATCTGCAAAAGCTTTATTTGCAGATCGATAAACTACAGCGCCAAGTGCTATATTAAACATTTCTTTTTTGCCCTTGACTTCATCTGGGCTTAAAATTTTACTTGAACCATATTCACTGAAACCAGCGCTCGCAATATGACCAACTATCTTTTCTTTATTATGTTCAATATTCGTTGGTTTATGTAAAAAGTTTTTTGTAAATGCTATGGCTGTATCTGTATCCATACCATCGCCATTTTTATTAAATTTATTTACGACAGCAGCATTAAAAGCCACGCCAATTAAATCTATATTTTCTTCAAAATTAATATTTTGAGGAACAAGTGAATTAAGATTATCTAAAGAGGCTTTTGAAATAAATGAATCGTCAGCTATTTTACAAGCATGAACAGGTGCTTCAAATACCGTAGTGTATTTATATTTCATCAAATAGTAAATTATTATTTAACTTTCAAAGTTTCACCATCAAATTTTTCTTTAGATTCGTCGTTTTTTGATAGCGTTTTAGTTTTTTGTCCAGAAGCTTCTCCTTCTTCCATATCCTCTTCTTCCTCTGTTTCTTCATCCTCATGCTCAGAAGAATCATCAGGTTTGTCCATTTTTTGAAGAATAGCTTTTTGTATGGCTGGTGGTAATTTTTTTTGAGCTGGTGTTAATTCTCCAGATTCACTTTTTTCCATTAACATGGATTTCATTTTATCAAATTGAACAGCGCAAGCTTTCATAGTTGAATCCTCATCCATTTCAGAAGTATCAACAAGTTCTTTATCGCTCGAAGCACAAGTATTCATAAAAGACTTATATATATTTTCATCTTTTTTATCCATGGAAGACAAAGATACTTCTATTTCTCCATTTTTTATAGAAACATTTTTTTGTAATGGAGCCTTTATGTTTTGTAAATTAATTTTCATTTTGAGTGCTATGATATAAAATTGCCGCTGGATAAGTATCTAATTGATGTATACTAGCAACTTCTAATATATTGCTATTTACACCTAACGATTCTATTTTATCAAAGTTTTTTATACATGATAATAATTCTTCTTTCCAGTTTTCTATCGATGTGGAACAAATTACAGCTTCACACAACTTATCTAAAATATTTTCTTGCTCTTTGTTAAATTTCTTTATATTGAGGCTTTTTTTAATTTCTTGTTTTGCAAAACTCCTAATCAACTCTATTTGTCCAACAATTTCCTGTATGTTTTTTCTCGAAAATTGAGCTTTAGCTAATGGTATACCTGTCGTTCCTTCTGGTCTTCCAGAAACTTTATTAGTGGTATTTTTATCTTTTATATTGCTTTCTGGTGGCGATATCATTGGAATTCCGCCAACAATTGGGTTATAATAACCATCTTCTCTTTCTTTAATAAAAATTGATTGAGCTGGAGCAATTTCTTCGGGTTTAGGAAACTTACCATTATGAAACATTTCCATACCTTGTTGTGGTGTTAAAATACCTAATTCCATTAACCTTGTTGAGATCCTCATTAACTGAGTTTCATCCCTCATATCAATATCTTTAAATACTGCAGTTGGATAAGATCTAAAACCTAAATCATTTGATATTCTTTTGATTTCTTTTTGTAAAAAATCATTTAAAAACGCCTGTCTAGCTTCTTTTAATCTATCTACAAAAATTTGCGCTTTGACTTCTGTTGCGCTATATTTTTCCTCGCCAATAACTATATTTTGAAGACCTTGTTTAATATCTTCATTTAATACCTTATATTTTTCTGGTCCTAAAACCTTATTTAAATCTGGTATAATAAAATCAGCTTTTGTTGTATAATCCGAAACAAGAACTCTCCCCACGCTTTCGTTTTTAAATAAACTCTGCATTGCATTCAAATTTTGTGCATTAATACCTCCTTTATCAGGATCTGTACCCATTGTGATTAAAAGTATAACATTTTCGACTGTCCTTGTAATTGCTTGATCCATTTTTTTAAGCTCAAGTTTTGCATTAATATCTTCAAGTACTGGATATCCAAATGGCACTGCAAAAGGTTCATAATCTTGTTTTTTATAGAATGAATAAGCTAATTTTTTGGGATCTAGTTCTATTTTTAAACCATCCGTATAATAAGCTCCCTTTTTTATACTTTCTTTTATATCTGCTGGCAAACTATCAAAAATTGCCTTATCTTCTTCTGTCGATGGATTCTGCAAACGAGACATTTCATATTCAGATAAGATCTTTTCATAAGCTCCTATAGCAAATGTTGAGCTTCTTTTTGCTATTATATCAAACGGATTTAATATTATATACCTTAAAGGTATTTTATTAGTTGCGCTATTTATTGGCGAAACAGAATTCATTAATCTAGCAAAATCTTCTGTTTGAAATTTTCCATCTATTCTGTAAATAAAAATATTTACACCACTTCTATAATATTCTCTAAAATACTGATCTCTTAAATTCCATAAATTAATTTTTTTAAACCATTCATAAAAGAAATCTCTGCTTTTTTTATTACCCCCTTCTAAAAATATTTCAGTATTTGCAAATTCAGACATAATGTCTATTGCATTTCTAAAAATAGAAACATTAGCATATGCTTTTTGACATAATTCAATAGCCTCTCTAACATTAACTCCATCCATCGCATAATTATATGGCAAAAGACCACCTCTTATGCTGCTGTATCTATCCATAGTTGGAGATACTGCTGATCTATTAATTCTTGAAGTGTTTGTGTTATTGGTGTTTGAAACACGGGAATAAGAAGCGTCTGATACGTAAAACGGATCTCCTGATAAGCTTGGGTTAAAACTTGCTTGAGTTTCTTGCATAATTGTATTGTTAGTTTTATTAA